TCGGTGTGCCAAGCTTGGCGCGTGGCTGTGTCGAAAATAATTTCATCCCCTTTGCGGATCGGTGCGCCGGTGCGCGCGTCTTTGCCTGCGAATTTTGCGATCATTCTTTTTTGCATGGTTTGGCCTCTTATAAATTGTTTAAAAGTTTTAACGTTTTGGGTTCTGTAATTTCCTGCCATCCTCCGGATTTAAACCATTGGCCGCGCAATTGGTGCGCGATTTGGGTTCCGTACATGATCGGCCACTCGCGCGATTGTGAGATATCCTCGCGCGGTATGTGCTGCGGTTGGCATTCGTAAACTGCCAAATTACCCGAATTTAAAATAACTTTAATCAACGTTTCTGTTTTCATGGTTTCCCCTTTATGCGGTTTGAAGTTGGATCACGCGGCGCTGGCTGCCGGTCGCATGATCTTGAATTACGATATCGCGCGCGGCCTTGCTGGTGCCGGCGCACAATAGGCACGTCTCGCACGTTGCGCGGCGGCCGGCTTCTTTTGACGCGGGACAAATGGCCTCGGCCGGTTGTTTGTCGGCACCAATTGAGACGCGAAAAACCCGCATACCGAAAAGATTAGCCAATGCAGCATCGTCTAGGGTATCGGCCGAGGCCATTACGAGCGGAGCCCATCGGGCGTGGTCGAAGTCCGGCCTTTTCCATTGGTGGGAATAGCCGGTATGGCCTGCCGTCTCGGCCGTTATCTCTTCCCACAGTTCGACCGGTGCGGCGGCTCCGTCCCCATAGGTTCCGATTCTTAACTTGCGGCCTTTGAGAATTGCGCGGAGCTGGGCGGGCGTGGCGCGTTCATATCGTCCGGCCTTGTATGCGACAAATACTGAGCGTGGAGCCTGCCATACGGCGACATAACAAGGGGCTTTGCCGGTTTGCTTTGCCAATAATGGCCTATGTTCACAGTCTCCGCAGATAGATCTATCTGCGCCGGTGTGGATGGCCTCCATGGGCGGGATATCTGAGCGGAGAATAAAGGACTGTACAAGCGCGCCGGTTTTATCGTTCGCGCTGTCGGTGTCCACCTTGTTGATTATTACGACAATGGGGCGGCCGTCGATCCGGCTGCGGCCTTCGTATGCGATATAGCCAAGGGGTTTTTTCATGCTGGCACCTTTTGATTGACAAAATTTAGAGCGTCTTCTAATGTGTCGAATTCGTTCTCGGACTCTAATGCATTATTGGTTTTGGTATATGTGCAAACATGAAACTGCAATCCGCCTATCTCGCGCTTATTAACGTCTTTGAAATTGCAGAATATTTTGTATGTTGTGTTGCCAAAATCCTTCTCATAGCTGGGGCATACGTCGTTGCGCCATGAGCAGTCGATCCAGCCATCCGGAAAACTTAGCCGGTCGTCGTAATTGGGGAATTCCGTTTTAATGGTGCGGGTTGGTCGGCCGTTAATTATCATGATTGGCCTTCGGTTGAATATCGTTTCATGTTGCGAATGGGGGAATCGGTGTCGGTGTACTTTTCGACAATGTGCAGCGTATAACCGGCGGCCTTGGCAGCGTCTAGGTATAGGGTCGCGTCGCAGTCTTCCTCTAAGTAAACCATACCCGCGCGTTTGTGGGTATGTGAGAGCAAATAGGACAAATTGCTGATTTCATCGGCTATGCCGAGCGCGTCGATATCTTCGCGGGGGACTTCAAGCCAGCCATGGCCGCGGTCACAATGGAAAGTCAATTTTTGCGTTTTCATGGTTTAACCTTTGAGTTTGAATTGCAGGCACTCGGCATAGGTGCCGGTGAAAATGATTTTGTATGAATTGCGCGCGTCGGAGCCTTTACAGACTATGACATTTCCAAAAGCGTTAACTTGTGCGGTGTACATTGTTTAGGTTCCTTTTTAGTCGAAAGCGAGATGGGCAAAAAGTTTTGAGTAATATTCTCCGGAGTCATAAGCGGCCAAAACTGCGCGGCCAATATCTGCATCCGATTTGCTGATGGTAAAGAAATCAACGCGGGCGGCAATATGGCGCGAGCGGTCAACAAATAAGGCGGAGCCGGTGAGGGTTCCGTATTCGTCTTCGGTAAGGTTTAACAGTTCTATTTCAAGTACTTGGGGCGCGTCATAGGTGCGGCCGGTGGAATAGTTCAAGGTTCTACTGTTCGGGTTAACTTGTCTCATTTGATTAGCTCCGGTGGGTTGAAAAGCCTTAGATTAATTTATTGTCAATAGGTCTGTCAGTCACATATGCGACAGTCTTACCATATGAAAACCCTACTGGGAATAACTCTAGGCTGTATATAACACCAGGTCTCGGTTGATTTTCCCTTCTTTTTCCCCTAGAATGCGGGCATTGTTAACAGCGGAGCGGATCGGCCATGGTTATGACTCGTAAGCAAATCAGAGAGGGATTAGCACAAGTGCCAATAGAGTCTATTCTTTCCGTTTCCGGTGAGCTAACTACAAAACAAAAGCGATTTGCCAAGGCCGTCGCAGATGGAGAAACAAAAGCCAGCGCGTACCGAAAAGCCTATAAAGCTAAACCGGCTCCGTCCACAATGGTTACCGCGCCCTATACATTGGCAGCAGATCCTAGAATAAAGCGAGAGATAGAGGCGCATAGGTTGGCCAATGAGGCTGCGAAATACCGAAACGCTGGACAATTGAGGGATCTAGTAATCCATTCCCTTGTGCAAGTGGTCATCGATCCCGACACTAAGCCATCGGTTCGCATACAAGCGGCCAAAGTTCTTGGCACAGTCACAGAGGTGGCAGCCTTCACAGAGCGGAAAGAGATAACAACCATCAAGACATCGACCGACGCGCGCGCTCAGATCATGGAGCAATTGCGCGGCATGATGAAGGCCGGAGCCACCGACGCGGTTGAGGTAGACGCGTCAACTTTGCTTGACGAACTGGTGCCGGTCGACCCCCACCGCGGGGGCACCCCCCCTTTTGAGGGCCCGGGTGCTGCGGATGTTACACATACTATTCCACACGAACAAATACCATCTGAATTGGATACTAAAGATGAAAATAAAACATAGGGGGGGTATATTTTTAGAACTTTTAGCGGGACGTCCATAACGTTATAATTCATTTTAAGAATATAAAACGTGGATTGATATATCTAAAAGGGTATAAAAAAGGGGTGGGGGTATATATTTTGAAAGATTTAGAGGGGTGTTTGGAGAAGATTATGAGCCCGGCGCAGGTTGAAGTTTTCAGGATTGTGGATGAGTACTGGAAGATGTACGGGCATAGTCCTACGTTACAGATTATTGCGGATCAGCGCGGGAAGATGGGTTTGGGTAACACAAAGAATTTGGTTGATAGGTTGGTGAGGATTGGGGTTTTGAAGAAGGTTGATGGGATGCATAGGACGATTAGGCCGGTGTACATAAACTTTAGGAAAATTGATTGAGCAAGTTAGATGATTTGATTGGTAGTTTGTCGCCGGTGGAGCAGGAGAAGTTACTGGCTCAGGTGGCGGAGTATCGGGCGGCGCTTGATCGGGAGGGCGCGCAAGAGAAGTTTATGGCGTATGTAAAGATGATGTGGCCAGGGTTTGTGGCGGGGAGGCATCATGCTTTGGTGGCTAAAAAATTCGAGGCGATAGCAAATGGGACGCTCAAGCGGCTGATTATCAATATGCCGCCTCGTCATACGAAAAGTGAGTTTGGGTCGTATTTATTGCCGAGTTGGTTTCTTGGGCGGTTTCCTCAGAAGAAGGTTATTCAGTGCTCGAACACTGGGGAACTGGCGGTGGGATTTGGGCGTAAGGTTAGGAACTTGGTGGGGTCTGATCAGTATGGGACGGTTTTCCCTGGTGTAAGTTTGCGCCAAGATAGTAAAGCGGCGGGGCGGTGGGCGACGAGTGAGGGCGGGGAATACTTTGCTATTGGTGTTGGGGGTACTGTTACGGGTAAGGGTGCTGACCTATTAATAATAGATGACCCGCATTCAGAACAAGAGGCTGCATTGGCGGCGGGGAATCCTGAGATCTACGATAAGGTGTATGAGTGGTACACCTCGGGTCCACGTCAACGTCTGCAACCTGGTGGCGCCATCGTCATCATCATGACGAGGTGGGGTCAGAGTGACTTGACTGGCAAAGTCATTGAGGATTCTATTAAGCGGGATAAGGGTGATGAGTGGGAGATTATTGAGCTGCCGGCAATTATGCCAAGTGGTAAACCCTTATGGCCGGAGTTTTGGAGCTTGGAGGAATTGGAGGCTCTTAAGGAAGAGTTGCCCGCTTCCAAATGGAATGCACAGTATCAGCAGACTCCTACTGGCGAAGAGGGTGCGCTGGTTAAGCGGGACTGGTGGCAGAGATGGAAGAAGGATGATCCGCCGAGATGTGAATTTATTATTCAGAGCTGGGATACGGCGTTTACAAAGAATGAGCGCAGTGACTACAGTGCTTGTACGACATGGGGGGTTTTCTATATGGATGAAAACGAATCTGATCCCCATGTAATTTTGCTTGACTCATTTAAGAAGCGCATGGAGTTTCCTGAGTTGAAGGATACGGCTTACAGGTTTTATAAGGAATGGGAGCCGGATGCTTGTGTGATTGAGGCTAAGGCTGCTGGCGCGCCGTTGATATTTGAATTGCGCAAGATGGGAATTTATGTAGAGGACTTTACGCCGAGTCGGGGTAATGATAAGTTCGTGCGGTTAAATTCCGTGACTGATCTGTTCAGGTCGGGTAAAGTATGGGCACCTGAGACGAAATGGGCTGATGAGCTTATTGAAGAGGTGGCTGCTTTTCCAAACGCGGCTAACGATGACTTGGTTGACTCGACCACTCAGGCGCTGATTCGATTCAGACGGGGCGGATTCATCTCTCTTGATTCGGACGAAAGAGATGAGCCACAAATTTTTAAACGGCGTGCTGCGGCGTACTACTGAGGTGAAATATGGACCCTAAAGAATTTGAAAATTTACCACAAGATCTAAAAAAATCCTTGTTAACAGATTATGGGCGTTCTGGCTTAGCAGCGTTAAAACCTGTGCCAAGTAACTTGGGAACGGCTCCATACACACTAGCAGGCGCTTCTCAATTGAGGGGGGAATACTTTGACCCTTATTTGGATGAAAACACGCAAGGTGTTGCATATAACGATAATCAAGGAAACTCTTTGGTTGCGCTAAATCCAAGAGGTACAGATCAAAGAAATACACGAGCGCACGAAATGGAGCATGTGCTTGCCAACCAAGGGCTTGGAGCAGCACCTCGATTGAATAGTTTGTGGGACAAAACGGTAAACGATCTTGATTCACGCCGAGGCGTTATTGTTTCGCGTCTTGTGGAACACGCACCATACCTGCAAGAAAAATGGGGGCTTGAGCCAATAGATGTTGAGAGCGGGTACTTTTCAAAAAACGTATTGAAGCGCCCAGACACCCGTAATTTTCTTTACGAACAAATGGCTACCTTGTCTGGTCTTGAGCAAAGTAAAAATAAACGTTTGACAGATGATCCGTATGTGCGTAAACACATACTTAAAACAAAAGCTGAACGCGAAACATACAATGCATTGACTGGCTTGCGTCAATCCAGACTTGATGCCAAAGACCTTCCGCCATACACAAGACAACCGGACAAAAGCGACCCAACATTTTTCCAAAAATTAAAAGATTTGGTTGGCCTTGCTAGTGGTGGGCATGTAGAAAACGCCGGCAACAAAAAATTAATCTAAGGATAAAACATGGCCGGATTAGATGATTTGATTGAGACATTTCCTAGCCTTGCTCCATTGGCAAATGCTGTGGGCATGAGAAAAACAACGTATGCTGACCCAGAGCTCCCTACAAATTTGAGTAGTACAGAATCTTTTTTGCCACAGATTCGAACGCTGAATAAACAACCTTTGTATTCTTTGCCAAGGTCAACGATCCCAACAGATTTACCACAAAACCTCAAAGTCTATAGAGCAGACCCAACAGGCAAATTTGGCGGCAAAGAAGGTTTAGAAACATTACCTTTAAGCCGCTTTCTCACTGGCGGATACAAAGTTGGAAATAAACCAATATATGAGCCAGATCTAAATATGGAAACAAGCACTGTAGAGTCAAACCCAACAAAAGCTTTGCAAGAAATATATAGACACGCACGTTTGCTTGGCGCGGCAGACAAGTATGGTTATCCTTCATTCTCTCCAGAAGAAGCGGCGGCTTTTGTTTTGAAAGAAGGTCGATCTGATATGGGGCATGGAGGCGTGGGAACGGAACACCCAAGTGACGCAAAGTTTGATAAAACACTAGCGGAGACATACAACCTGCACCCAAATGACAGAAACTTTCTAGCGGCTATTCATTCTAAGAAACGAGTTGCGGACAAGCTTGGTATTTCGCTTGCAGAGGCTTGGAATGGTACGGGTGTAAATGTGGCTGGCCAGACTGGAAAACAGTATGCCCAAAACTTTGAACAGCAAAGAATTGCTGCCCTAAATCCAAAAAATCAAGATTTGTTGAAACTGATTCAAAAAGCAATGGAAGACGGGCGTAAACATGGCTTGCCTTTAAAGGCCGATGAAAGCAAAGATACCGTACGACAAAAAAAAGAGGTGCCATATAAAAAGGGTGGTGCAGTTGATAAGCCTTTGCAGGGCGGAAACAAAATAATTTAAGGATAAAAAATGGCAACCAATATCGATAAAGCTTTGTACCAACAACCCAGAGGCATAGATAATTTGTCGCAAGATGAAGAGGCTATTGAGATTGAGATCATTGATCCTGAGGCCGTCAACATCCGAGCTGGTGATTTAGAAATCAGCATGATCGCCGGAGAAGCTGAAGACGACTTCAATGAGAACTTGGCCGAAGAAATGGATGAAGGCGCAATGGCTTCATTGGCAGGGGATTTGTGCGGCGATATTGAGAATGATAAAAACTCCCGCAAGGATTGGGAGAAAGCTTACGTAGATGGCTTAAAGCTGATGGGACTCCAGTACGAGGAGCGCACAGAACCTTGGAACGGCGCTTGTGGTGTTTTCCACCCCATGATTACAGAGGCAGTTGTTAGGTTTCAGTCAGAGACTATTACAGAGCAGTTCCCAGCCGCAGGCCCTGTGCGTACAAAAATATTGGGCAGAGAAACTCCTGATAAACAAGAGGCGGCTGTGCGTGTTGAGGCTGACATGAACTACGAGCTGACTGAGGTTATGCGCGAGTTCCGTCCTGAGCATGAACGTATGTTATGGAGCTTGCCGGCCACCGGATCGGCATTCAAGAAGGTCTACTACGATCCAAATTTGGGACGTCAAGTATCTATATTTATACCGGCTGAAGATATTTTATTGCCTTATGGGACGACAGACTTAGACACTTGCTACCGGTTGACGCATGTCATGCGCAAGACTGAAAATGAAATCATCAAGCTTCAGCAAGCAGGCTTTTACCGCGACATTGAGCTACCCGATCCCGGCAAAGAGTCAGACAACATTAAGTCAGCCAAGGATAAAGAGACTGGCTTTTCTGATCTAAACGACGAACGCTACACTTTATATGAGTGCCATGTTGACTTGGTATTAGAAGGAGATGAGGACAAAGACGACGACGGCGAACCCACTGGCGTAATGCAGCCATATGTAGTTACTCTAATAAAAGGAAGCAATGATGTCTTGTCTATTCGGCGGAACTGGAACCAAGATGACCCCCTCAAACTCAAGCGACAACACTTCGTTCACTACCAATACATCCCAGGTTTTGGAGCTTACGGCTTCGGCCTTTTCCACCTCATCGGTGGATACGCTAGGTCAGCCACCAGTATCATGCGTCAGCTTGTCGATGCTGGGACGTTATCTAACTTACCCGGAGGTCTTAAGACTCGCGGAATGCGCATTAAGGGAGACGACACCCCCATCG